GCTGACCATCTTTCAGTTGTAGCTGCATCTTGGATTAACATATCCATTAACTCTAAGTCAATCTCCATAGAGATGTACTCTGATAATAATGAAGTTAATTCTGCTTCAGCATCAATTGAATGGTAAGAGTTAAGATCTTGTGCGAACTCTGGAGTCCATTGTGCTTTTAATTTTCTTGTTTTAGCAACGATAGCTTCAGAAGCTAATGATACGTTGATTTCAGGAATTTTAATAGTTCCGTTGTTGTTTCCTGCTGGGTTAGTTCCTCCGTCTTCGAAGTCACCTCTTGATCTGTCAGTTGGTTGCATTTGGTATTTTACAGTAGCTGTGAAAGATCCTGTAGTGATTCCTGATGCTAATCCTACGAATTTCACATATTCTCCTGCTGCAGAAGAAGATAAGAAAGTAAGTTCTGGGTTAGAAGTTACATCTACTGAAGCAGAGTAAAGTCTGAATGCTCTAACACCTTTAGGATCGAATCCTGCGATACTTCCTGTTCCGAATGCTAATGTAAAATAGTTTGAAGGATTTATTCCATCTTGGTATGCGATAGAAGAAGATACTGCTGATCCAGTAGTACTGTAAACTCCTGCAGAAGATGCAGAGTTGATTGAGTAACCAAATTGACCTGCTCCGTATAAACCTCCTGATGGATCAACATCTACTCCAATTTTAGAGTTAGCTGTAGAAACGTTACCGTAAAGGTTATCCCCGTCTGTTCTACCTACTGCGTTTGTACCGTATTTAAAGTCTAAGTAAAATACAAGTCCTGAAGGTAAGTTCATTGGTTGTACAGAAACGAAATCTTTAGCTGCGATTTGAGCGAATACTTTACGTACTAATGGTAAAGCTACTCCAGCCCATTGCTCAGCACCACCTGTAGAAGTACCCATTGCACCTGTACCTGTAGTATTTTCTGATACGATTTGTTTTGCTTGATTCTCAAGAATCATAGCCATGTTGTTTCTTTCGATTTCGTTAGAAATTCCTTCTAACAAACCTGATTTGGCCCATTTACCAGACAAACGAGCTGCATCAGCTTGTAAAGTCTTATAGTTGTTCGCCCCTTCGAATAATTGATTTAATTCCATTGTGGTTTTTTGTGTTTTTTATTTTTTTATTTAATAATTCCTGCTAACTTCTGCCATCTTGATACTTGCTCAGATACTTCTGATAAGATTTCTTTTGGTGCAGTTGTGTTTGCGTTACCTGTTGCTTTAGAAGCAAAAGATCTGTGCTCTTTTAATGCGGCTGGTTTAGTAACTACATTTTTAGAAACTGTTTCGAAAACTAATTTTACTTCCTTAACTGTTTCGGCTTTGTCAAATGCTGCGATAACATTTACTTTTTGACCTTCAGATAAGTTAGTTGATTTGAATACTTTATTTACATAAAGTAATTTTGCATTTAGAAGATTAACTTCTTGAAGTTGGTTTCTTAAGATTTTAACTGTCTTTAAAGCTTCGTTTAATTCTTCAGACTCTTCAGATACGTTTCTTGCTCCTGCTGCTGCACTACCAACATCGGATAATTTATCTCCGATTTGTTTTCCTTTTTCACCAAAAACTCCGTTTTTAGCCATTTCGTGTACTTTAGCCATGATAGCAGATAATCCTGTAAGACCTGCTGCTCCTAAAGCTCCAACTACTAATTGTGCAGTTTGGTTAGTTAAGAATGGGAAAGCATCAATAAGTTGATAGATAATATCGATATTTTCATCTATATTTTCTTCTTCATTTACTGCTTCAACACCTTCTCTGTTTTGGGTAACTTTGGCTGCTGCACCACCTGCTGCTTGTAATTTTTCAGCAAAAGCTTTACCTGTTGTTCCAAATTTACCTGCTAGGGCCATATCCATTACTTTAGCAGCAATTGCAGAAAATCCTGCTAGACCTGCTGCACCAAGTGCTCCTATAACTAATGATGCGGTTTGCATAGTTAAGAATGGAAACATTTCAACAAGCTGTGCTGCTCCTTCGATATACTCCGGTCCCATTTCGTTTATGTTCTCTTCTTTAACCTCTTCCTTGTCCATTTCGTCCAATTCTGCTAATAATTCGTTAATATCGATCTCTTCTGAATCACCATCCATACTTACCATATCTTCTTCTCCTGCTGGAGCTTCTTCGCCTGGTAATTCTTCTTCTGATTCGTCATGACCTACTTCTTGTGCAACGATATCTCTAATTAGATCTTTCAAGTCTTCAACAGACATATCTTCGATTTCTAATTCTTCTTCTTCGTTACCTTCTTCTTCTTCACCAGCTTCTTCTTCAGCTCCTTCTTCTCCTTCTCCTGCTTCTACCTCTTCTTCTTCAGCTTCATAGATGTTTTCTTCAACTACCTCATCTTCTTTATCTTCCATTTCTTGCAACTTTTGAGCAAGCATTTCTTTTAAGTGTGGAGTTAATGTTTCTTCTAAAGCTTCTTTAGCGTTGGCAATTGCAGCTTCACGAATAGTTTTCGCTTCAGCAATAGCTTGCTTTAATAAATCTTTGTTTGACATTTTAATTTGTGTTTGTTTGTCGTACGCTTATTAAGTAGTAGCGTAATAATGTTTTACTTTGTAGTAGATATCACATAAGGATCGTGATATATTCTTAAATAAATATACATATATTTTTAAAACATAAAAAACCCACCTTTATGGGGTGGGCTGTGTTTTTATTTTAAAAGACTTACTATGTAGTCTAATATGTCTTGCTTTGCTTGAGGAATATCTTCTGGCTCTGTCATAGGTCCGTTTTTCCATTCTTCCCAAGCTAATTGTATTGCTTCTATTGCTTCATCAAAACGAGGTCCCATCACTTCTACGTATCCTCCTCCTTCTTGCACTGTATTTTCTTTTAGTAATTTTGTCAAGTGTTTAGCTTGCCAATTGTGTATGTCGAAATTATTTTCCATTATGCTCTTAATATATTGTTAATAATAGAATCTAATCTATCGTATTTTCCTACTGATTGTTTTCCTTCGTTTAGTGAAATTGGATTCATAAAAGCTCCTTGTGTTGATGGATTAGAAACGAAATCCCAACATACTAATTCAAAATCATCCTGTACCATTAAAGTTCCTTCATTGGTTTGTGATACTGATCCTGTTCCTCTTGAAGAGATTCCAATTGTATGTCCTCCTCTTAATATTTCTTTTACGATATTTCCTGAGGGTGTATTTAGTAATTCAACTTTACCCATCAAGTCATCTCCATCCCACCATAAGTCTTTTACAACGTGTGATGCGTTTTTTAAAGAGACAATTGCTGATTCTGGATGATCTAATTCTCCGTATGCATTTCCTATCTTAACAAAATTCTCTACATAATTTTTTACTTCTTCTTCAAGAATTTCTCTTTTGTAGATTCTTCCGTTTTGATTCTTAGCTCCTGCTCTCTGCATAATGCCTGTTACTTCGAATACTCCGGGTTTAGCCTTTGATTCGGTAAGCATTCCTTTGAAAGGAGTTACATTTACTAATAAATTGTTCATCTTTCTTATTTTAATAATTCAGATAACGATTTTTTTCCTTTGTAAAGATCTTCATCCATTCCTTCACTATCAGCTTGTGCTTTATCTTGATTAGATAAACTCTGTAAAGCTCCTGCTTTAGCTCTATCAATTAGAGATAATAAATGTTTAAATTTAATATCTTTAGAAGTAGATGCTTGAGTTTGTGCTTGCTTGTGTAATTTTTCAAATTTAGAAGGCTCTGTTTCGTACATGGTCATTAATTTACGAACCATATCTTTGTCAGCTTCAGTATCTGTTGATTCAAATTGAAAATCTGGGTCATCAATGAAAGGATCTGAGAAGTTTTCGTCATCGTAGTCGATTTCGTCTTGGTCTTCGTATCCTCTTGGATGTGGAATGTCATCTGCTTCATCTTCTCCGTACATTTCGTATACTTCGTCTTCTTTATAGCTTTCAACATCCATTACCTCTTCAGATAATACTTTTTTAATTAGTTTTTTAAAGCCTTCTTTTAATTCAGCTTTTTTCATACCGTTAAAAACATCTACAGTGTTTTTTGCTGTTACAGGTACCATTTTATCATGAAGATCCACTTTTGGATTAACTCCTGCTAACTGGTTTGTATAGAATATAGAATCTTTTGCTAAGTTTTTAGATACTTTTACTAATGCTTTTGAATATTCTTCTGCTGTTGGTGTTCCAAGAACCCCTGCTACCTCTAACTCAACTCTGATTCCTCTAAGAATCTGTTCGTATGGATACTTATCCATTTCGTTAGTTGGTTTGAATCTGTAATCTGTTAGATTGTTTTTAGTAAGTCTAGCTTCTTCTACTCTAGCTTCCTGAATCATTCCTCTGTTCTTTAAAATCTGAACAGCATCATCGTATCCATTGAAACGAGTTATTAAGTTTGGAAGTTGCATTCTAGCTTCAGCTAAGAAATGTTCTTTAGAGAATTTTCCCTCTTGAATTCCGTTATATTTTTCTTGTAAAGTTCTCATATTATTTATTTTCGTCTAAGTAATCAAACATTTTTGTGTGTGAAGGACGTTTAGGTCTTTCAACTGTTTTATAACCTAATTTTTCAGCTGTTTTAGTAGCTGTATTTTTACCTTGTCCTTTTTTAGAAAAAGCAAATGGAGTTGATGGTACTGCCATACCTGCTGTTGTTGACATTTCTGCCAATACTTCCTGTATTGCTTTTAGTACTTCTGATCTTTTCATAGATTTCTTAATTCATTTACTAATTCATAGTACTGCATTAATGAAACTAAATGATTATCATCTACTTTTTGTGTATTTTTTATAGGAATAATTACTTTTTGAATCTCTTCTAATTTAATTTTTACTACTTTATCAGTAATATTCTTTTTTAATTTAGAAATCTCTACTTGTAATTTAGTCATTTCTTCATTTACTACGTTTCTTAGTCTTGTAGAAGAGTTAACTGATACTATAAATTCCTTCAAGATGTTTTTCTGTTCTGGAAGTAAATCTTTATATTGGTGATTAAATTTCTCTAGTAATATTTTATATGTTAAAAGTCTTAAATCTTTATCATATTTAGAATACTCTTCAATTAAAGCATTTTTTACTTGACCGGCTGCTGTTTTACTTTGAGTTAAGTGCTCAAGTATTGTAGTTTTATTGTCAACAAATACATCTAGGTCTACAAGTTCTGCTGCATTTTGTGCTTCCATTAAACAATATAAAGCTGCTAGAGGCTTATATGCTTCTACCTTAATAGAAAAGAACTCCTCTAAATCGTAATGACTCTTAAGTTCTTTTATAAGCTCATATTTTTGCTTACTAAGAGATTTTGCATCTAGTTTTCTAGAAATCTCTACAATGGTGCTTAGTATTGATTCTGCTTTTTTAGGGCCAATGCCTTTATTTTTTAGTACAAAATCGTATAATTTAAACTCTCTTACTAGTGTTGTGTTTCCTGTATAAAATTTTCTTAGTACTGTCAATGCCGGGGAATCTCTTTTAGATAAGGTATCCGCTGCTATTTGCTTTACTAATAGTTCAAATATTAAGCCTGTGTTTTTATACTTACTGTGTTTAATACGCATCTTAGGTATGTCTTTGTTATAAATAGTGCTTAATTATCTAAATCTTTAATATTCTCTTCATTTAAGAGATCCGATTCTTTCTCTGCTTCTTCTTCAAAGATATTTTGCTTTTTAGGAATAAATATATTCTTGTTTCTAAGAAAAACTGACATTGTATTGTTTATGTTTTCTTTTACATTTTCATTATCACTTGGAAAGCCGCCTTTCATTCCTTGAACTCCTAGTCTATCTCTTCCTCCTACAGGGTCTGCATTTGTGCCTAGTATAGACATTTTCTCTCTAGGTCTTCCAGGTTTAGTTTCGTCATACCCTGCTGGTAATTCTCCTTGTTCTCTTCCGTATATTGAAGCTAAATCGTGAGGTGTTCCAAAAGACTGTCCTGTAGCTACTGGATCATTTCCTTCGTTTTCAATTTGAGATATTCTAAACTCTCTTTTAGCATCCTCTCTAATAAGTTCTCTCATTTCGTTATACTTATCTTCTGAGATATCAAATAACATATCGTAGATATAGTCTGAAGAGAATAGTTTGGTTGCTTGCATTTGAGTTGCTAAGTCAACTTTCTCTTTCCAAAGAGCTACTTTTTCTTGTTCATAAATGATAGAAGGAGTAGTTAATTTAATTTCAAAGTTTACTAAAGACTCTTTGTCGAATCCTTGCGAGTATAAATGTACTAAACCAATTTTAGTTAATTCACTTTCTACAATTCTTTGAATTCTTTCTACTGTTCTAGCAAAACGAATATCTTCTGCTGCAAGAGTTGCTTTACCTGTAAGGTCTTTTTCAAATCCAAAATATGCTTTTGGCACTTTTAGTGCTGCAAACATCTTATCTCTTAAGTATTCGATATCGTTTGTACCATCATACTCCAATCCTTTAGTAGTCTCAATTCTTGTAGATGTATCTCCTCCTCTAACCGGTAAGTAGAAATCCTCCATCATGTTTTGCATGTTGAATTTCAAGTTATATTGACCTGTTTGTGGATCTACATATGGAGTTTTCTTAATATTGTTAATTGTTTTTTGCATGAACTGCTCAACTTCGTTTGGTGGAATAGATCCTACGTTAATGTAGAACATTCTCTTCTCAGGAGCTCTCATGATTCTGTGAATCAACATTGCATCCTCCATTAAAGTCAATTGCTTGTAAATTTTTCTAGCTGGTTCAATATAAGCTCTACCATAAGGAAGGTAGTTTGTATCTGATAGTAATCTGAAATGGGCTACTTC